GATGGTCAAGATGGCTATGGGCGGAAAGTCTTGCTAAATGCGTGCCTGCCGGGGAATGGGTGCAGTAAACCCTAAAAAACTGCCAAAGGCCATGAGGCCGGTCAAGACCGTCAAGAAAAAAGACGGAGACTTGGCTGTTGCCATCTATTCCCAAGGTGGACAGTCCCGTGTGAACGAGGCGGGTAATTACACCCAACCCGGTATGCGCAAGCGTTTATTTGAAAGAATCAAGGCTGGCGGCAAGGGGGGCGCTCCGGGGCAGTGGAGTGCCCGTAAAGCCCAGATGCTGGCGCAACAGTACAAAAAAGCGGGAGGTGGGTACCGTGACTAAAAAATGGATTCAGTCTGCCATTAAGAAGCCCGGTGCTTTGCGGTCAGAGTTGGGTGTCAAAAAGGGTGAAAAGATCCCGGCTGGCAAACTGGCTGCTGCGGCTAAAAAACCTGGAAAACTGGGTCAGCGTGCACGACTTGCGCAGACTCTTAAGAAGATGAAATGAAGGCTCCGCAGAAAAGCCTGAAAGCGTGGACTGCCCAGAAATGGAGAACTAAGAGTGGCAAACCATCTACGCAGGGACCGAAGGCTACGGGGGAAAGATACCTCCCTGCCGCCGCCATCAAAGCGCTCTCCCCACAGGAGTACGCCGCAACAACTCGGGCCAAGCGTGCAGGACGATCAGCAGGGAAACAATTCGTCTCCCAGCCAAAACGGGTGGCTCAAAAAGTTGCTCCGTATAGGAAAATGAAATGACCACATCAGGCACCTCTAGTTTTAATCTCGAACTAAGAGACATCATCGAAGAGGCTTTCGAGCGGTGCGGTGCTGAGTTGCGCACGGGTTACGACCTTAAAACCGCACGTCGCAGCCTCAATCTGATGACGATTGAGTGGGCTAACCGGGGTATCAACCTCTGGACGATCGAGGAAGGTTCTATACCGCTTGTCACAGGACAGGCCACATACAACCTCCCTGTCGATACCATTGATCTGCTGGAGCACGTTATTCGTACAAATGCGGGTGATGTTGCAACGCAATCAGACATCACAATCAGCCGTATTAGTGTTTCTACCTATGCGGCAATCCCTAATAAAACTGCTCAGGGGCGTCCAATTCAGGTTTGGGTTGACCGGCAATCCGGTGCTACAACGCCTACAGGGATCAACTACCCCACCATCAACATCTGGCCTACACCCAATTCTCCCGGGGATCAGTACACGTTTGTGTACTGGCGCATGAAGCGCATTGGGGACGCGGGTGAAGGCGGTGTAAAAACCCAGGACATCCCGTTTCGGATGCTCCCATGCATGGTGGCTGGGCTGGCCTACTATCTTTCAATGAAGATCCCCGGCGCAGAGGCACGGACGGAGATTCTGAAACTTGCGTACGAGGAGCAGTGGAACTTGGCGGCGGGTGAAGACCGCGAGAAAGCCTCGATCCGGTTTGTGCCTCGTGAGTTCTTTATTGGCGGCGGTGGGTACTAATGACTACGAAATTTACCCTTGGACGCATCGCAATTGCGATGTGCGACAGGTGTGGGTTTCAGTTCCCGCTTCATTCATTACGCTCAGAAATTGTCAAAACCAAAAATGTCAACGTTAAAGTCTGCCAAGAGTGCTGGGACCCAGATCAGCCCCAGTTGTCCTTGGGCCTCTACCCTGTTGATGATCCGCAGGCGGTGCGTAATCCCCGCCGTGACACTTCTTATCAGGTTGCAGGTAATACAGGACTTCAATTGCTGGCTACGAATGACCCGACCGTTTTGGGCTTTGGTGATCCGTCCGGCGGTAGTAGAATCATCCAATGGGGGTGGGCGCCAGTTGGTGGGGCAAGAGCGGATGACGCTGGCTTAACACCAAATAACTTGGTTTTGGGCATAGCACTTGGTACTGTAACTGTAGTAACTACTTAGGAGTAGATCATGGCAGACAAAAAAGCAATGGAAGCACTTAAAGCGCACGCTAATAAGCCCGCTGGTGAGGCTCACAAAGGTTTGAAAAAAGGTGGCAAGACAAACCTCGACATGAAAAAATACGGTCGTGGTATGGCTAAAGTCATGAACCAGCGATCAAGTGGAAGGGGTCGATAATGGCTAAGTACAGCATGAAGGTCAAAGGCAAAGAGATCGGCCCTGCTGAGGTCTACGCCCCTCCTCACACGATGACTGGCAAAGACACGGATGCGTCCACGTACTCCCACTATGAGACGGGTGCTACAGAGATGAAAAAGATGAACATGTCTGTTGGAAACATCAGCCGTGGCGACTATCCACCGGTCAACCCGTTTGGTGTTGGTGTGATGCGTGGCTATGGTGCTGCAACCAAGGGCCGCAAGATCAGCGGAAAAATGGGGTAAGTCGTGACGTATAACGAACTGTTTGAGACGATTAAGGGGTACACGGAAAACGACTTTCCGAATACTCAGTATGGCGACCCTACAGCCGCCAATGTTAACTTTACGTCTAAAGAACAGATTGATACGTTCATCAAACAGGCCGAGCAGAGGATATACAACTCGGTTCAGTTCCCCTCGATTCGCAAGAATGTGACTGGATCGACGACATCCGGCAATAAGTACTTATCCAGTCCCGGTGACTTTCTTGCCGTCTACTCGATGGCGGTGATTGACCCAGTTACGGGTGCATATGAGTATTTGCTAAACAAAGATGTGAACTTTATTAGGGCTTGTTATCCAGTGCCCACGGATACTGGCAAGCCTGAGTACTACGCATTGTTTGGCCCCACGACCACAAATGACAATCCCCCGGCGGTGACAAATGAACTATCTTTCATCCTTGGACCCACACCGGATGCCATCTACAGCGTTGAACTTCATTATTACTATTATCCCGAGTCTATTGTTACTGCTGGGTCTACTTGGCTTGGTGATAACTTTAGTTCCGTACTACTTTATGGCACGTTACTTGAGGCGTATACCTACATGAAGGGTGAGTCAGACGTCATTCAAAATTATCTTGGTCGCTACAGTGAAGCGCTGTCGTTGGCTAAACGTCTTGGTGATGGCATGGAGCGCAGTGACGCGTACCGTAGTGGTCAGGCTCGTATTCCGCCCCTCCCACAAAACAACGGGGTGCAATAAATGCCATTTACGGGTAACTACACCTGCAACGTATTTAAAAGCGGCTTGCTGGACGGGAACTTTGACTTCTCCGGCAATACGTTTCGGCTTGCGCTTTACACCAACTTAGCCACGTTGGATGCTTCTACAACTGCTTACACGGTAACAGGCGAGGCTTCAGGCGGTAACTATGTGGCAGGTGGGCAGGTGCTAACTCCAACGGTTTCCATATCCAGTGGGGTAGCCTTTGTGACCTTTAATAACGTATCATGGACTGGTGTGATTACTGCCCGAGGTGCTTTGATTTACAAGGCTGGGGACAACGGAGCAGTCTGTGTTTTAGATTTTGGATCTGATAAGACTTCAGTAACATCTTTTCAGGTTCAATTCCCAGCCGCAACAAGTACATCGGCAATTATTCGACTTTCGTAAAGGAGTTAAAAATGTTTAACGAAAAAGCATCATCTAGCGATGCCATTGGCTCGCAACTTGTTTTGGGCGGCGCAACTGAAAACGCTGCTCGTGGTGGCGGCGTTTTCCACTTCAAGTGCTACGACAAAGATGGCAACCTGAAATGGGAAGATAAAGCACCAAATAAAGTTGTTAACGTCGGCCTTAAAGACATGAACGACAAGTACTTCAGTGGTTCTGGTTACACTGCCACTTGGTTTCTTGGTCTGGTCAATAACAGTCCGTCACCTACTTATGCGGCGGGTGACACAATGTCGTCTCATGCTGGTTGGGTTGAGTCCGCAGCTTACACTCAAGCTACACGCCCAGCAGTAACTTTTGGCGCGGCTACAACGGCAGATCCGTCGGTGATTGATAACTCTGGTGCGGTTGACGTCTTTACCATGAACGCATCGGTGACGATTGCTGGAGCTTTTTTGACCAGCAACAGCACTAAAAGCGGAACAACTGGGACTTTGTTTTCCGTATCAACCTTCCAATCCCCCGGCGCTCGTACAGTCGTATCAGGTGATACGCTGAATGTGACTTACGAATTTAGTCTTGACGCTGCTTAAGGAGAAATAAATGGCTACCAAATTTGCTAAAGATCAGACTGTCAAGGTCAATGCGGTTTTACCTCAAGGCCCAGTGCAAAAGCTGCGGATGACCGAAGATGGTGAATTTTTCTACCTGATTCAGTGGGAGGACGCCAATGGCGATGTTCAAAGCCGTTGGTTTAAGGAAGAAGACCTAGAAGCAGTTTAATGTGTTCGGTTATGCAACCTTCTCTGAGGTACCGTTTGCCACCCTCCCGCAGGGTGGGGTTGTTTATTTTGTAACCGTCTCTGAATCTGCTACTGCTAGTGATGTTGTACGGGCGCTAGCAGATTTTTCTTCTCAAATATCGGAGTCTGCAACAGGCTCCGATTCCATTTCTGCAACGGCTATTTTTGTCGTTGTTATCCAAGAGTCCGCAACTGGGAGCGATGAGGTTTCTGCTGGGGCTTCTTTGGGTGGTCAGATTGACGAGTCCGCTACAGGGTCTGAAGAGTTTAGTAGCCTTGTGGATTTTGATTGCGTTATCCAAGAAACTGGACTTAATAGCAACCTTTCGCTCACTAGCACTTTTAAAGTAGGGTCGTTAAGTGCAGACTTTATAACGAGAACCCAAAATGCTGTGTTTGCTGGGTATGTACAGTTACCATCGTCGTTCACAAAAACTGAATGCCTATTTGAGCATGGCGGTACCGGGACTGGTACATGGCTTGGCGTGTCTAAAATTGATAGCGTTTATTACTTGCGGTTTAGATCAGGTAACGGCAACGCGGCTGTACAAACAAGCAACACAAACGCCGCTGTTCAAAATGTAGCCCTCAGTTCTATTCCTGAATTCGATGGTGGCGTACATTTCTTGGTCTGGGATATTCGGATCAACCCAGGCAGAATCCGGCTGTGGATAGATTCTGTTCTCTATATTGATGAAAGCACCACTGCTGGTGGGGCCCTATTAAATAACTTTTGGTCTGGTGGCGACATTGGTGGTTGGGGCGCCGGATATTCAAGTATTGCTGGCGATGTTACGAACACCGGAACAACGCAGTATCAGTCTGCGGCGGCTTTTTCTGGAACATTACACTCAGATTTGTTTGCGTATCAGAACCAATTAGTTGTAAGTAATGGTGGGGCTACTGGCTCAGATGAAGTTAGTGCTACAGCGGACTTTACTTCTCAAGTTGATGAATCTGCCACAGGTACGGATGAAGTTAGTGCTACAGCGGACTTTGCCTCCCAGATTGATGAGTCCGCTACTGGGTCTGACGAGGTTAATGCAAGCACTGATTTTGTATCTCAGATTGATGAGTCGGCGACTGGTACGGATGAGGTGTCATCAGGGGTTTCTTTAGGTAGTCAAATTGACGAGTCTGTCACTGGGTTGGATGAAGTTTCCGGGGCATTTGACTTTGGTGTAGCAATTGATGAGTCTGCCACGGCTTCTGACGAAGTATCTAGTGCGGTTGACTTCGCTGCTCAGATTGATGAAGCGGCTACTGGCGCGGATCAAGTTTCTTCTAACGCAAACTTCGCCTCTCAAATCGACGAATCCGCCACAGGCGTAGATGAAGTTTCTGCAACCGGCACGTTCCAAGATTTCATTGACGAGTCCGCAACCGGATCTGATGAAGTAACGGCAAGCGCATCTTTTAATGGTGCTGTAGATGAGGCGGCTGTTGGTTCAGATGAGGTCTCCAGTGCAGTTGATTTCGGTGTAGCGATTGATGAGTCGGCTACTGGAAGTGATGAGGTCTTCAGCGCCGTTGACTTCGCTGCCCAGATTGATGAGTCTGCTGCCGGTGTAGATGAAGTTAGCGCTGGGGCCGACCTTACTTCTCAGATTGACGAAGCAGCGACCGGAGCCGATGAGGTTTCCGGTACTGGATCATTCCAACATCTCATCCAAGAAACGGCGACTGGGTCGGATGAGGTGTCGGCTGCGGTAGTTTTTGTGGTTGTGGTCATTGAGTCTTCGACCGGGGCCGATGAAGTATCCAGCGCCGTTGACTTTACGGGTTTGGTACAGGAGTCCGGGCAGGGGCAGGACTCTGTTTCTGGGGCAGTTGACTTTAGTTCTCTAGTGCAGGAAACGGCTACCGGGGCTGACGAGGTTTCTGCGTCAAAAATAGCGAATAGTTCGGTTGCTGAAACTGTGACGGCTTCTGAGATCGCTTCTGCGCTGATCGCTTTCTTGTCAAATGTGTCGGAGTCTGCGTCTGGGGCCGATGAAGTATCGGCTACGGGGTCTTTCCAAGTATTTGTTGACGAGGTGGCCCAGGGTTCAGATCAGGTGTCGGCTATAGGTATCTTCCAGCACTTTATAAACGAATCCGCCTCCGGGCTGGATACCACCCGTGCTAACGCTGACTTTAAAGCCGTAATTCAAGAACTTGGCATAGCCTCGGACAGCCCACTGGCTAGATTTTTGTGGGAGTTGATTAATGACAGCCAATCTGTTATATGGCAGAATACACAAAGCGCTGGGGTTACGAGTTGGGCTGTAATCAACGTTTCTGAGAACACAACTTGGCAAGACGTTCCTACGGTAGATTAAGGAGTTAGCATGGCGTTTGTAGTCAAGGACAGGGTAAAAGAGACCACCACGACGACTGGTACGGGAACGCTTACGCTTGCCGGTGCTTCTACGGGATTTCAGTCTTTTTCGGTTATTGGCGACGGCAACAGCACTTACTACACCATCACCGACGGCACTAACTGGGAAGTTGGGATCGGGACATACACATCCTCTGGCACGACGCTGAGTCGGGACACGATTTTGGAATCCAGCAATGCTGGATCAGCAGTTAACTGGAGCGCAGGGTCAAAGGATGTCTTCGTAACTTACCCAGCAGAGCGGTCTGTCATGGCTGTTGGGGGTGGGGTGACTTCGGATACCGGTGCGGTGTACATCAATAAAACGACCATGAATCAGGACACCATATTAAACAGTGGTGAGAATGGACTGATTGTTGGGCCTTTTACGGTTGCTGGTGGCGTTTCATTTACGGTCACAAGCGGTCAACGCTACGTGGTTCTGTGAGGATAAATAATGTCTGACGTCGTCATTCAAGGAAACGCTTCAGGAACCGGTTCGGTAACGATTGAGTCGCCGAATACAAACTCGGACTACACGCTGACGCTCCCACAAGCGACCACAACTGTGGTTGGCACAGATGCTACTCAAACGCTGACGAACAAAACGCTGACAAGTCCTACACTAACTACGCCTAATATAGATTCTGCTCAATTTGCTACGGTTTCTGGTACCGCGCCCCTTTATGCCTGTCGTGCTTGGGTGAACTTTAACGGCACTGGCACTGTAGCGATTCGTGAAGATGGGAATGTGTCGAGCATTACAGATAACGGCTTGGGCGACTACACCGTGAACTTCACGACTGCGATGCCGGATGTGAACTATGCTTTTGCAGGAACTGCGGCGGCTAACTATACAAATACCCTGACTTGTTATCTTGGACAAGATTCAAACGACACGAGATCAACCACTCAATTAAATTTTGGCACTATCTACAACAATGCGGCGAGTGTTCAGAGAGACGATAGTCCTAATGTTAATATTTTAGTCTTCCGCTAATCAGGACTAACAAATGCCCTCATCAATAAATAGCACATCTTCAAGTCCCGGTGGATTAATTGCTTCCGGTGATACGGACAATGAGCTTGTCATTCAGACCGATGACACGACGGCTATTAGCATTGATGCGTCCCAGAACGTAACGATTGCCAACCAACTAACAGCAAATGATTTCTATGCATCCTCGGGTTTTTATACGAACCCGCAAACAATAACCGCCAACTACACTTTGGCGTCAACCAGCAACGCTATGAGCACGGGACCAATAACGGTAGATTCTGGGGTTACGGTGACTATTGATAGCGGTTCAAGATGGGTGGTGATCTGACATGGCTATCGTACTAGACGGCTCAGTAGGCATAAGCAGCATTGGAACGCTGACGGGGGTGACTTCGATTAGTTCTACGACTGCGGATACGCCAGTCATTCTTCAAGACTCTAGTTCCAACTCTAACACTTGCCGAGCATGGGTTAATTTCAACGGAACAAGCACAGTCGCCATCCGTGCTGATTTTAATGTGTCGAGTATTACTGATAATGGTACTGGCGACTATACAGTGAACTTCACGACTGCTATGCCTGATGCAAATTATTGTGGGACGAACTTAGGTAATACCGCAACGGGCTATCTTGTGCGCGGCGGTGATGACTTTACAGCAAGAACCACAAGTGCGTTTCGAGTTTTATGCTACAACCTAGCAGGTTCGGGTCAGGATAGTTCCATAGTCACGCTAGCCATTTTCCGCTAATCAGGAGAATATAAATTGTCAAAAATAGCACTATCTCCTAACGCAAGCGGAACGGGTACTTTTACTGTTGCAGCCCCGAATACCAATACCGACTACACGCTGACGCTGCCTGAAACAACTGGAACGCTGGCTCTCACAACCCAAGCAATCACACAAACAACTGGGTCAGCTCCGTACTATGGCGCAAGAGCATGGGTGCGCTTCAATGGTACTGGTACTGTAGCGATTCGTGAAGATGAGAATGTGTCGAGTATTACGGATAATGGCACAGGCGACTACACGGTGAATTTCACAAGTGCGTTAAGTGACGGGAATTACTCAATGCTGATGACCACTGTTGATAACACCAACGCCTGCAATTTTTCGGAAGCAACAATGGTGTCGTCCAGCGGGCGCATGTTAATAAGAAACCTCGCAAGCAATCCACAAGACCCATCAATTTGTTGTGTCGCCATCTTCCGCTAATCAGGAGAAAATATGTCAACTTTAGCGGCAAACAACATAACAGATGCGGCTGGGACTGGTGGGCCAACTCTAGCCAATGGTTTAACGATTGGAACCTCCCCTTTGGCGGCTCCGTCTGGTTCTGCACCTAGTTACACTTGCAGAGCATGGGTGAACTTCAATGGTACTAGTACTGTAGCGATTCGTGAAGATGGGAATGTGTCGAGTATTACGGACAACGGCACAGGTTCTTACACGGTTAATTTCACGACTGCGATGCCTGATGCGAATTACAGTGTTAATGTTACAGTCAGCAACGATGGATGGGTTGGGTCAACACGCCAGAATCTTGTGTCTCCTACAGTAAATGCTGTTGCTGTTGCGAGTTATACTGGAGCGGGCAGCGGATCAGATGCATCATTCGTAAATGTTGTTGTTTTCCGCTAATTTTTCAAGGAGCAAACTATGAATCAACGAATTATTTACCCCAACGACGAAGGCGGCGTGTCTGTCATCGTTCCTTCCCCCAACTGCGGTCTAACCATCGAGCAGATTGCGGCTAAAGATGTCCCCGAAGGAAAGCCATTTCAGATTGTTGATGTGGCAGACATCCCTAGCGACCGCACCTTCCGCAACGCCTGGACATACGAGGAGTAATCATGCCAATCGGACTCAACCTAAACAAAGCCAAAGACATTGCCCATGAGAAACGCAGGGCTGCTCGGTCTGCTGAATTTGCACCCTTGGACATCAAGGCAACCATCCCTGCTGAAGCAGCGGCGGCAGAGGCGGCAAGGCAAGCGGTGCGCGAGAAATACGCAACCATGCAAACCCAGATGGATGCCGCTCAAACTGCTGATGAACTCAAGGCGCTACTACCGGAGTAACAAATGTCATCAATAGCCGCAGGAACCACAACAGGAAGTGCTTTAGTATCCACTGGCGATACGACGGGCGAACTTGTTTTTAAAACAAACGGGACCACTACGGCACTTACGATTGACACAAGCCAGAACGTAACGATTGCGGGAAACCTAACTGTTAACGGAAATGCTTCTGGCGTGATTAGTTGGCAATCCGTTAAAACCAGCAACTTTAACGCTTCTGCTGGCGCTGCTTATCCAGTCAACACAACATCTGGAGCGATAACTGCAACCCTTCCATCTTCCCCATCTACTGGAGATTCAATAACTTTTGTTGATTATGCGGGAACATTTGCGACTAACAATTTAATAATTGACGCCGATGGCGGAAAAATTAATTCTGCAGTGTTGGATGCGGCTATTTCTACAAACAGAGAGGCACTGACACTCACTTATATTGATTCAACACAAGGGTGGGTTGTTTCAGGCGATGCTTATGTAGGCGGAGTTCCATTATCGTTGCAATTTAATCTTGAATATTTGGTTGTTGCCGGTGGTGGTGGCGGAGGCGCATCTAATGGTGCATCTGCTGGTGGCGGCGGTGCGGGTGGATATAGAACAGCCGCTAATTTTCCAGTTCTTACAAGCACTAATTTAACGGTTACGGTTGGCGCTGGTGGATCAGCAGGATCTGGAGTGTCTTCTGGTGGCAAAGGTAGTAATTCAGTTTTTTCATCTATTACTTCAGAAGGTGGTGGTGGAGGGGGAGGAGGGAGCGCTCCTGGTGGAAGTGGTGGCTCAGGCGGTGGCGGTGGCACAAACGGAGGGGCGGGTGGAGCAGGCACCTCCGGGCAAGGTAATAACGGCGGCACAGCAGAAACAAACGGCAACTTCCGTGCCGGGGGTGGTGGTGGCGCAAGTGCGGTTGGTGCTGGGTCGGGCAACCTGGGGGTTGGAGGTGCTGGAACTGCGTCTTCGATTACTGGAAGTTCGGTAACTAGAGCCGGTGGTGGCGGTGGAGGCGCATATAGTGGGTCGCAAGCGTCTGGCGGCGCTGGTGGAGGTGGTGCAGGGGGCTGGTCAAGTAACAATAACGGAACTTCCGGCGGGGCAAACACTGGAGGCGGTGCAGGGGGAAGTCGGCTTGGATCTGGGGGTGTAGGAGGGTCCGGCGTAGTTATTTTTAAATATCCAGATACTCGTACTATTTCCAACCCGGGTGGCGGACTTACTTACTCAACATCAACTGCTGGAGGTTTTACTGTTGCAACATTTACTGCCGGAACCGGTAATGTTTCTTGGAGTTAACGATGGCACATTACGCATTTCTTGACGAACACAATATAGTTACTGAAGTTATCGTTGGTAAAGACGAAAGCAACTTTGACTGGGAAACCAAATACGGAATGTTTCGTGGTCAGGCGTGTAAGCGCACCTCTTACAATACCTACGGTGGTGTGCATTACACCGATGGGCAACCATCCGAAGACCAGTCAAAAGCGTTTCGGAAAAACTATGCTGGCATTGGATATACCTACGACCCGCAACAAGATGCTTTTATTCCCCCCAAGCCATACAATTCATGGCTGCTAAACGAAGAAACTTGCTTGTGGGAACCACCTGTTCCTTACCCTAATGATGAACAACGCTATATATGGAACGAAGAAGCCCAATCTTGGGATTTAATTCAGGAGTAACAGATGGCCTCTACCTTTTCAGATTTAAAAATTGAACTCATTGGAACCGGCGAACAGGTCGGTACATGGGGATCTACAACCAACACTAACCTTGGCACAGCCATCGAAGAGGCCATCGTCGGGTCGGCTGACGTTTCGTTCTCTAGTAGCGATGTCACGCTTACGCTGACCAATACCAACAGCACCCAATCGGCTCGGCATCTCCGACTAAACCTCACGGGGACCAGCGGCGGGGCACGTAACCTCATACTGGGTTCTGGGTGCCAGATCGACAAGCCCTACATCATTAACAACGGCCTAGCCGACACGGTCACGGTCAAGAACACCACGGGTACAGGAGTCGCTGTCCCTGCTGGCAAGTCAATGTGGGTGTTTAACAACGGCACCAATGTGGTGGACGTCACTACGCACATGACATCGTTGACCCTAGGTTCTGCTTTGCCGGTGGCTTCTGGTGGTACGGGTGCAACAACGTTGACAGCCAATAATGTCCTGCTTGGTAACGGAACATCTTCTCCACAGTTCGTAGCGCCAGGTACATCGGGCAATGTTTTGACCTCAAACGGCACAACTTGGACTTCTTCTGCTGGCTCCCCAGCGTTTGATTCTGGTACTGTGATGTTGTTTGCCCAGACCTCTGCACCCACTGGCTGGACTAAAGACACATCTAACTACAACAACTCTGGCCTTAGAGTTGTGACGGGGTCAGCAAGCACAGGTGGCTCGGTGGATTTTACAACTGCATTTGCTTCACAAACCCCAACAGGCTCAGTATCAATTACAGCGGTATCAGGTTCGGCTGGTGCTACAACACTTACTACACCTCAAATCCCGAGTCACACACACTTCGTTTCAGTAACTGGTCCCGGTTCAAACCCCACAGGCTTTGGCCTTAGCCCTCAATATATAACAGGTGCTGCAACAGGCGCAACCGGTGGCGGAGGATCGCACACTCACCCATTTTCGTTTTCAAGTGGATCAGGAACGTTTAGTGGGAATGCTATTGACTTGTCTGTTAAGTATGTTGACGTTATTCGGGCTACTAAAAATTAATCATGCAACTTAAAAACGGAACATTTTGCCCGCTGATAAAAAAAGACTGTGTTGGTCTTCAATGCGCTTGGTTTACTCGGGTGCAAGGTGTGGATATGAACACTGGCAATCAAGTAGACGATTATCAATGTGCAATCGCTTGGATGCCGATGCTTTTAATCGAAAATTCCGGACAACAAAGACAGACTGGTGCAGCGGTGGAAAGTTTTCGTAATGAGATGGTCAAGGCTAACGAAACATCTCAAAAAGTTTTATTGGCATCTTTGGGCTTTCAAAAATTACAGGATCAGACACCTGTCCTTGAAGTAAAGACCAAGCCAAAGGCTAAAGTTGTTAACCCCAAACTTGTTAGGAGTAAATAATGAGACTTGTAATTATTGGACCAGATAACACTGTCGGCAAGGACAATGTGTTCTATTCAAACCTTGATTTGTCCGAATGTGGTCTTCCAGTTAATTTTTGGGCCCTTCAGTGGAACGAACATGGAAATAACATAGGGCACATTGAATACGATTCTCCACTTATTGATAACACTCCGATTACAGAACTTCCAACTTGGGCAAATGCTTGCCTCGCAGTTTGGCAACTTAAAGCAGATCAAGAAGCTTCTCGTGTTGCCGAAGGGCAAGTTGCTTCACAATAGAACCAACAGGAAAGTTAATATGGCAAATCCAGAAGTCAAAATTGGGTGCGTGGCTAATTTGTTTAGTCGAATGATGTACTTTAAAAATGTTGGTGATATGGAACATGGTCATACACATCAATTTGACCATTTAACACTTTTGGCTTCTGGACGACTTCAAGTAACTGTTGACGGCAATGTTTCAGAATTTGAAGCGCCGCACATGATTTATATCAAAAAAGATAAAATGCACGAACTTATAGCATTAGAACCAAATACAGTCGCTTACTGTATTCATGCTATTCGTATTGGTGAAGGTATTAATGACATTGTTGACCCATCAATGGTCCCAGAAGGTGTTCAGATTCCTCATGATCCTTTGTTATGCGACTTGAAATAATTCAAAATAATTACTTACATGTTCCGGGTTTTATAACATCCAATTTTGCTGCTGCTTTTTCAAAAGAGTTTAAACAACACTGTACTAAGTTTAATCTTGAGGGTGATATTCAAGCGCCTAATTCGCACTCAATGTACAACTTTATACCGTTTTTAAGATTGCTTGTTGAAAAAATACCTGAAGTTTCAGAATTGTTAGGAGAAAAGGTTTTACCAACTTACACATACGCACGTGTTTATAAAGAAGGTTCGGAACTTCTTCGCCATCGTGACCGCCCTGCTTGTGAAGTTAGTTTTACAGTTAATCTTTCAAAAGACAAAGACTGGCCTATTTATTTTCAACGTCCTGACGGTTTTGAAACATCAATTGAATTAGAGCCTGGTGATGCTGTAATGTATTTAGGGTGTCAATCAGATCATTGGCGTAATAAATTTGAAGGTCAAGAGTGTGTGCAATTATTTATGCACTACGTTCGATCTTACGGCAGCAAATCTTGGGCATATTTTGACAAGTTCCAACAACAAGAACCAACTCTACCAGTTGATGAAATACCGAAAAGTATTTTATGAAAAATATTAATGATTATATTGTTGTGTTTGAAAATGTCATGACTAATGCTCTTTGCGATGCTATTTTGGAAGAATTTAATAAAGAAGAAGAATGGCAAAAAACAGTAATTGGAAACGGTTTGGTTGATGATAAGATTAGAACCGCTGAGACAATTGTTTTGTCTTACCCACATATCATAGACAAAAATCCAAAAGTAAGGTCTAAATTAGATAAATATATTTTTGCATCTGCTGGGTTTGCAATAAAAAAATACAACGAAAAGTTTTCTTTTTGTAGAATCGAAGAAGATTCTGGGTATGAACTTTTACGGTACAAAGAAGGTCAATTCTATACGCAACATACAGATTCGTTTAAAGCTAGACCTCGTGCTGTATCTTGCTCGTTTATTTTAAACGACGATTATGAAGGCGGAGAGTTTGCTTTTTTTAATCGTGAATTAAAATACAAGTTAAAAAAAGGATCGTGTATCATGTTCCCTTCAAATTTTATGTATCCGCACGAAATAATGCCTGTTACTAAAGGTATTCGGTACTCTATTATTACTTGGTTTATATAAAGTTTTTATCGAGAAAATAAATGGACCCGATTACCCTACTGGCAACAGCCAGCGCAATATGGTCTGGGCTAAAGAAAGCCTCCGAGTTCGCTCAGGAGGCCGAAGGTATCTGGGGGCAGTTGTCCAAATACTGCGGGGTTGCGGATCAGTTAGAGCAGGTCATCCAGAAGGAAAAGAACAAGCCCAAAAAGCCCAAACTTTTCCAGAAACTTGACTTCTCCAACGATACTCAGGAGGCGTTTAACGTCTTTGAGGCAGAGCACAAGTTGATGCAGATGGAGAAGGACATTCGCCACGAGTTCTTGTACGGTGCCTTCTGCAACCTTGAGGGCGGCTTTGGTGGGATGGACGGCTACCGCAAGTTCTTGGAGATGCGCCGCAAGATTCGGGCCGACCGCATCAAAGCCAAGCAGGATCAAGAAGCCGCTGAAAAAGAGTTCTGGGACAACCTCATCCTGTGGATCGGCGGGGGTACCGTCATCGTCATCGGAGGCATGGTCATCTACGCAACCATCATGGCAATCATTAACAGAGGCGCTTCATGACGTACGTCCTTTTGGTCTTTATGCTGGGTTCTGAAATACGGATTGAGACCTTCCAGACAATGCTTGAATGTGAGGCAAAGAAAACTGAGATTTACAAAGAGACCGGTGGACGTGCCCGGTGCTTATGGATACAGGAGCCAAAAAGTGTTTAAAGAGTTGACCACTGAAGAGATTGAAGTCCGGGTCTGGGCCACCATCGTTCTGGTGCTGGCTGGGATTCTGTTGGTTTCCGTTATTGCCATTCTGCTGGCGGTAATGTTTGTGGAGCAGGACATGGAACGCATTGCTCCAATTGACGAAGCCTTCTTGGGAATCATGAAGGACATAATGTTGTTGTGTATTGGAGCCATCGGTGGAATCGTGGGCCGTAAAGGTGCGTACGCTGCCGCTAATATCGCTAAAAGCTCAGAATGGGTTGGGAGTGGAGAGCCTCCCAAATGGGTTAAAGACATGGATACGTCAAAAATAGAGGAAAAATTATAATGTTGCCACTCGGAGCCATACTAAGTATCGGGGAGAAAGTCCTCGATAAAGTCATGCCTGACCCCAATGCGAAGGCCGAGGCCCAAGCCAAACTCATGGAGATGGCGCAGCGTGGTGAACTGGCTCAGTTGGAGGCCAACGTCAAAGAGATGCAGTCTGCCCGTGACCGGGAGATTCAGATTGCCACCAGCAGTGCGGCTCCCATGCTCAACAAGATTGTCACTCCGGTGCTGGCCTTGGGTACGGTGGGTCTGACGTTCATTCTGTTCGGCGTTATTATTTTTGTAGATGTGGACGCCGACTCCAAAGACATTCTGATCTACGTGCTGGGTGCGCTGACTTCAGCCGTCACCATGGTGCTTGGCTATTACTTCGGCTCCTCGGCTGGGTCCAAGGAGAAGAGTGCTCAAATTGATGAACTGCTGGAGAAAAAATGAACCTGACCAAAAACTTTACCCTTGCGGAGATGACCAAGTCCGAGACCGCTCTGCGTCATGGACTGGAGAACAACCCCGGTGAGCAGGAACTTGCTGCACTGCAACTACTGGCTGAGAAGGTGCTCCAGCCTGTGCGGGACCACTACGGTAAAGGCGTTAAGGTGAATTCTGCCTACCGGCACCCGGACGTCAATGCCAAGGTGGGTGGAAGTCGTAACTCGGATCACACCCGTGGGCAGGCCGCAGATATTGAGATTCCCGGTGTGGCAAACGCTGAACTGGCTGAGTGGATCAGGGATAACCTTGAGTTCCGCCAACTGATCCTTGAGTTCTACACCCCCGGCATTCCTGACAGCGGTTGGGTGCACGTGTCGTACGTGGCTGAGGACAACAAAAAAGAGGTGCTGACAGCCACCAAGAAAGATGGTAAAACGGTTTATCTACAAGGACTTGTGGCCTAACTATGCCCTTCCTCAAGCTTAAATTCAAGCCGGGAATTAACCGGGACACGACCAACTATGCCAACGAAGGCGGGTGGTACGAGTGCGACAAGATCCGGTTCTTTTCTGGCTACCCACAAAAAATTGGCGGCTGGATTGAAACTACGTCCGAGCGGTTTGTGGGAACGTGTCGTCAGATGTGGAACTGGATCACATCGTATACCGACAATCTACTGGCAGTAGGCACGAACGAAAAGGTCTATATCGAGGTCGGTGGTATTTTTTACAACATAACACCTATTCGGACTACATTAACCACACCTGACACAGACGACTGTATTGAAACAACTAATACGTCTACGACTGTCACTATTAACGTAACGGCACACGGTTGCTTGGTTGGAGATTACGTCACCATATCCGGCGTAACAGGAGATGTTGGTGGAATCCCTGATGCCGAGATCAATACTGAGCACCTTGTTTTAACGGTACCTGATGCCGATTCGTTTACGATCCAAGTTACAACTGCTGCTACTTCTACGGTGGCTGCTGGTGGCGGAAGCGCCATTGATATTGCCTGTCAAATTCACCCTGGCTTTCCTTCCATAACGGCTGGATATGGTTGGGGTACAGGTGCTTGGAGTGGTTCATACGGATGGGGGCTTGCTTCTCCAACGCCCGTGTTTCTCCCGCAGCGAGATTGGTGGTTTGACAACTTCGACAACGATTTGGTGATGAACATCCGGTCTGATACGACCGGAACAAACGTTGCTGTGGGTGGGCCGATCTATTATTGGGAACGGGGGACGTCAGTCAACCCAACCACTGCTTTGACCACGCCAGCGGTTCTGTTGTCTTCATTGGTAGGGGCAACAGATGTACCTGAAACAGCCATGCAAATTCTGATTTCTCAGAATGATAAGCATTTGCTTGCCTTTGGGTGCCAGCCATACGGCGGTTCTTCAGGAGACTTTGATCCTCTGTTGATTCGTTGGGCAAGTCAAGATGACCCGGTGATGTGGGAGCCGTTGGCAACAAATTCTGCTGGTTTTCTTAGGGTTTCTCGGGGATCTCGGATTGTTCGTGCACTTGCAACACGGCAGGAGATTCTTGTATTTACGGATACCCACTTGTTTGCTCTCCAGTTCTTGGGCACAGCCGATGTGTTTGGCTTACAGGAATACGCTGACAACATTTCCATCATGGGGCCACGGGCAACCATCTCTGCTAACAACATCACGTATTGGATGGGACTTGATAAGTTCTATATGTATGACGGTCGGGTGCGAACCCTCCCCTGCACCCTGCGGGAGTACGTTTTCAAGGACATCAACTACGCCCAGTCTGACCAAGTTATTTGTGGAACGAACGAGGGCTTTAATGAGGTCTGGTGGTTCTACCCAAGCGGGACTTCAGACTGGGTAGATCGTTATGTGATCTACAACCACCTCGATCAAATTTGGTATTACGGACAGTTAGGCCGAACCGCTTGGCTGGATGTGGCTTCCCGTGACCTGCCAATTGCAGCCTACACCCCAGAAAACCAAGATCCGGGCCTTCTATACACCCACGAGTCTGGCATTAATGATGCTGGCTTACCCATGGAGTCTTTCATTCAGTCGTCGGACTTTGACATCACTGATAACAGCGGTGAGACATACATGCTTACCCGCCGGATGATTCCAGACATCAACTTCAATACCTCAACGGCTGCGGCTCCAGAGGTGACGTTAACCATACGCCCTCGGAATTACCCAGGCTCCAACTTCCAAAATGATCCATCTGATTCCCAGCGGGTGATTAACACCTCGGTCAGCACCTTTACAGATCAAGTGTTTGTACGTGCTCGGGCCAGACAGATGGCGCTAAAAGTCAGTTCGGTGGACTTGGGAGTGCAATGGCAGTTGGGCAATCCACGGCTTGACGTACGCTCAGACGGAAAACAGTAAATGGCAATGGAGAAATTCAGGCACTCGCCGTTGCCTAGACCCCGTCCTGAGTACAGCGAAGAGCAGATGTTCCAGCTTATCCGGGTGTTGGAGTTGTACTTCAACCAGTTGGATTCCCAGACTCCGCTTCAGGCCGAGTACTTTCGTGGACGGGGGGACAAGCTTACCTTCCCCCATATTGCCGCTTCTGACTCAACCGATCAGATTGCTACCGGTGATGACACTCCGACCATCGTAACTTGGGATACTCTAGAATCTGGGAGTGGATGGACACTTGCCTCCAACGCAGCAACTGCACAATACGCTGGGGTCTACACCATTCGATACAGCCTTCAGTTTATTAACACGGCAAACGCACAACATTACGCAACGGTTTGGCTCCAAAAGAACGGTTCGGATGTAGCAAACTCAGCAACCATATTCACTATCCCGGCTCGTAAAAGCGCAACTCCGGGCGAGGAAGGTTATAACGCCGCTTATTCCGAGGCGACTTTTACTGTGGCTGTTGGGGACGTTATAGAACTGTATTGGGCTACTGACCAAGCCTATGACCCCATAACGCCGCTTGATGGTGTTTATATGTTCCATGACGCAGCCCAAGTCTCCCCCTTCGCCAGACCCGCCATCCCATCGGCAATCGGCTCAATCAGCTTTGTCTCAGCACTTCCCTAGACTTGACAAATCAAGGATAATACTCACATGAATATGACCCCCGTCGCCCAAGCAGTTCAACGCCAAGGTCGTGGCGATGACACGATGCTGGTCCACATGACCCCCGGAGAAGTCGGCGGTCTGCAAGCTCTCGCCATGGCGCATGGTGGCTCGCTTAGTATTAACCCTAACACCGGTCTGCCAGAAGCAGGGTTTCTCAAGAACATATTGCCGACAGTGCTTGGCATTGCTCTGACTCCCTTCATGGGACCGTTGGGTGCTGGATTGACCGTGGGTGGCATCGAGACTGTTCGTACGGGAGACATCGGCAAAGGCTTCTTGGCTGGCTTGGGTGCGTATGGTGGCGCTAACTTGGCTGGAGGACTTCAATCTGCTGGTACAGCAGCTAATGCGGCTAGTGCGGCTAATGCTGGTCTTGAAGGTGCGGCAACAGCGCTTACCCCCATGCAACAACTTACTACCGGTGCACAAAGCGTATTTGATACTGGGGAAATTGGAAAAGCCGCACGGACTGCCTTTATGGGCAATATTGGTGGGGTTAAAGGATTAGCTACGACGGCTGGTATGGCTGCGGCTCCCGCACTTCTTGCCCAACCAGAAGTTAAAACAGTAGAACCAGAAAAATCTACGTACGAAGGCCCATACGTTCCCACGCCTCGTGAGGTTCGTTTCCCAACAGCGGAACAGCGTCAAGGGCTTGGCACTTCTGAATTCCAGTATTTCACTGATGTAAACCCAGTGCCGGGATTCCAGCCGTTTAGTGCCACACAAGCTGCGGCTCCCACAACTCTGCCTTCTACAAGCAGCAATCTTTTGGCGGGTCAACGTGATGAGGACCTCATTCCAGAAGGGCAGTTGGGGTCTGGTTTACAGCGCTTCCAACCCTATTTCCAAAATTTTGCACGCTCAAGAATAGGGCAAGGTTTTTCCAAAGGTGGCGTCCCCACACTTGAAGATGGCGGCTTCGTGCTGACTAAAAAGGCTGTAGATGGTCTGGGTAAAGGCGATAACAAGAAGGGTCAGCAAGTGGCTTCGGCTGGACTTGGTGCTATCCCAATTAAAGGTGCTGGCGCCAAACGTGGCCCCAAAGCCGGTGTAGATGACAAGATCAAAACCAGTATCGAGGGCAAGCGTCCAGCGCTCGTGTCCAACGGCGAAGCCTACGTCCCCAAAAAGCAGGTTGCCAAACGTGGCGGAGCCAAAGCGTTCTATGCTCTGATGGCTAAAGCTGAGAATCAGGCTAAGAAAGCTAAACAGGCATGATGGTCAGTCTTGTGCCAAAGCAGTACGTGCACCAATGCTGGCCCCATATTGAGCAGTACATGGTCAAAGCCGCTGAATATACTTACGGCAGGTACCACGCAGAAGATATTTATGATTTAGTAAGCCAGCGCGATGACTACCAATTGTGGGTGGCGTTTGATGGCGATAAACATTATGGAGCGGTGGTTTCAAACTTTATAGCCTACCCAAACAAGCGGGTGCTTGGTCTTCAGTTTTGTGGTGGCGATCAATTGTCTTTGTGGAAAACAGACATGCTGGAATTGTTAAAGCGCTGGGCACGGGATACGAATTGTGATGCCATCGAGTCTACTGGGCGCAAGGGTTGGATGAAGATTTTTGAAGGCGACGGTTACAAATTTCAGTGGCTGACTTATGAGTTGCCAATAGGAGCACAAAATGGGTAAAGGCGGCGGTGGTAGTCAACAACCTACACAGCAGAACGTCGTTCAGACGAATCTGCCGGAATATGCTCGTCCATATTTTGAAAACATTATGCAGAGGGCTCAGGCTGAGTCCTACCGCCCATATCAAACATATCAAGCAGAGCGGATTTCTGGGTTTACCCCAGGGCAGATGCAGACTCAGCAAGAGACAATGGGTTTGCGCACGCCCGGAGAACTGGGTGCTGGCAGTCAATTTGCCGCCGCTGGTGGGCTAGGTTCTTTGGGGATGGGAGCGCAAGCTGCCGGTGCTGGACAACAGTACATGGGCATGGCAACCGACCCGTCTCAAATACAGGCTTTTATGTCCCCGTATCAGCAGGCGGTGACAGATGTTCAAAAGCAAGCCGCCGTTCGTGAAGCCCAAATCGCCCAACAGCAAGCCAATCTTGGATCTGCCCGTCAAGGTACTTATGGTGGTGCTCGTCAGGCAATTGCTCAAGCTGAACGAGAGCGTGGGTTGTTGGATCGGCTGGCTCAAATTCAGGGTCAAGGTAGTCAATCTGCGTTTGAACGTGCCCAACAAGCCCAACAGTTTGGGTCAACTCTCGGCCTTCAAGGTTTGCAGGCTGGGCTTCAGGGTATGCAACAGGTCGGGCAAGCTGGTGCTACTTTGGGCCAATTGGGCGCGCAACGTCAAACCGCAGACCTCCAGAGATTGAGTGCCCAAGAAGCCGTTGGTGCCCAACAAAGAGCGCTTCAACAACAGATTCTTGACCAGCGTTACGCCGACTTCCTACGCCAGCGTGACTACCCCATGGAGCAGTTGGGCTACTACAGTAACTTGCTGCGTGGTATTCCAATCGGTCTTGGCTCAACACAAACCACGTACGCACCCCCGCCGTCTATTGCGTCTCAAGTTGGCGGTTTGGGACTAGCCGGTCTGTCGATTGGCAAAATGACAGGTGCGTTTGCAGAAGGAGGTTCTGTTGATAGTTATGCTGGTGGCGGTGACATTTCACCTGAAGAATTAGATTCGTTTAACGACAAGCTGTCAGACGAGCAGTTGCAGATGAAGCTGGCAACTACAAAGCCCGGTTCGTATGAAAACATCATGGTGGCTGGTGAACTTCAAACCCGAGAGGACGTTCGTAAAAAAGCCATGGCTGGACAGGGTGGGAAGGGGTCTGTTGTTGCTGATTTATTAACCGGTGGCGCGATGCCCCCGATGCCTGCTCAGATGCCCCAACAAGTCGCTATGCTCCCTGAGAACGCTGGCGGTGTGGCTGCACTTCCCGCCCCTAATATGGAGAACATGGAGCCATATACAGCAGCGGCTGGTGGTTTGGTTGCGTTTGAAGATGGTGGTCAAGTTGCTCGGTTTGCAGCAGGTGGTGTTTCGCTGACTGATGTGCTTCGCACTCTCACGATGGATGAGCGTCGTTTTTACCAACAGACTGGTCGGCTCCCAGAACGTGCGCAAGCCATGCTGACTGGACAAGCACCGATGCCTGCGGCTCCTGTACCAAATCCCAACCCCGCAACAGTAACCATGGCGGCAGACCCCAACGCTCCTGCACAGGTTCCCCTGCCTAAAGAAATGCGTTTTTATCCGGGTACAGCAGGGTTAATCCAAGGGCCGCAAACTACACGCGCACTTCCAAGCGGTATTGAAGCTA